GCAGTATCCGGATCACCACGCGGGCCAAGCGCGGCGAGACCTACGCCAGCGTAAAAGCCGGCGGCCCGATCGCATATTACGCGCACATGGTGGAATTCGGCACCCGGCCGCACCGTATCGAGGCGCCGGCGAATTCCGCGCTGAACGTCGAGGGTTCCGCGCGGCGCGAGGTAGACCACCCGGGCTCTCGCGCGCGGCCCTTCATGCGCCCGGCGGCCGACGCGGCGTTCACCCCTGCCATCCAGGCGGTGCAGGCGAAGCTGCGCGAACGACTCACCGAACGCGGATTGAACGTACCGGCGCCACTCCCAGCGGATCCCGAGCAATGAGTGGCGTTGCTATTGTCCGCAATCTGCTGGTGGCGTACGCACAGGTGCGCGACATCGTCCAGAACGAAACCGAAATCCGAGCCGGTGTGCTGCCGCTGGCCAGCGCGGTGCCGGCACTGAGCGTGCATTCAATCGGAGCGAACGAGGAACCCACCGTGGCGCGTCTGCGCGCGCCCTTGATTCGTGAGCGGGTCCAGGTGACGGCGCTCGCACGGGATTATCCGACCATGAAACGGTTGCTTCATGCGGCGGGCCTTGGCCGCGGCGTGCACACGGGCTTGATAGCCGGTTTCCAAGTGCACAGCGTAATTCCGCTCGGGACGAACCCGGAGATTCCGCCCGGCGACGACAAAATTTTCGAGCAGTCGCGCGATTTTATGGTAACTTTCACCGAAGCAAACTAGAATACTGGAATGCTTCAGCCCGCCCGTACCGCATCCCGCGCGCGGGCTTCAATTAGGAGAAAACAAAATGCCGTTTCCAGCTGATTTTGAAACTATCGCCGGCACCCGACTGTTTATCAGCCCGACCCGTCCAGCGGATAATACCGAAGCCGCATTCGAGGCGCTGACCGATTGGGCAGAGTTCGACGTGACTTCGGTCGGATCGATCCAGGGCCGCGAGTACAATACCGCCGAACTGGACGTCGTCAGCTCGGGCCAGATCCGCCGCAAGCTGGGCAATTACTCCCTGAAAACGTCGGACTGGGGTGTCGTTCTCGACGACCAATCGGACGCGATCGACATCGCGAGCGCAGCGAACGGTGACGCGCGCACTATTTGTGCGTTCGCTGCGGTCCGTCAGTCCGGCGCTGTTTACTACTGGACCGCCCAGGTGTCGAACCTGAGCGATGCCGGCGGCGGTAGTAATGACGCCATCACGGCCACCCTGTCGATGCTGTTCCAGACCGAAGCTTTCCGCGCGACGACCCCGGTTATCCCGGACGTCGCCTAATCCCGAGCACCGACTGCGCGGGTGTCTTCCCTGTGGAGGGGAAGCGCCCGCGCAGCACGGGCAATAACTCCCTCCATAGGAAAAGAAATGTTCGACATCAAACAGCTGGAAATCAAAGACACCGCCGAATATCACGTGACCAACGCGCGCGGCGAACCGCAATTCGTCAATGGCCAACCGGTGACCATCACCGTGCACAGCCCGGGCACCAAGGTGGCGGCGCAGGCACAGTTCGAACGCCAGGAGCGCAGCAGCAACCGTTTGACGGCCGCGATCAGCGGCCGCGCGGAGAAGCGCACCGAATCGGAAGACCGCAAAGAGCGCGCCGAGTACCTGGCCAAGCTCACCGCATCGCTGAACAATTTCGCATTCGAGGGCGGCCCGGCGGCGCTCTACGCCTACCCGAAACTGCGTTTCATTGCCGACGGCCTGGAGAAGTTCTATAACGACATGGGAAACTTCGCGCCCGATTCGGCGAGCGTCTCGTCGAATATGTCCGGTACGCAGCCTGGCTAAACGCGACACCCGAGCCGCCACCGTCGCGCGATCCGAAGGCATCAGCACCGCCGCCAGGGCGCGCAAGGCGGCTCGATATTGAAGACGTACTAGGCTATATCCCGACGCCGGACATTGACGGCGGCGGATACCTGGTCGATGTCCTATTCAAGATCGGCCCTGCCAAGTCGGAAGGGCCGATCAGCGAAATGGATCTGGAGGCGTTCGAACGGCGCCGCGGCATCTCGTTCGCACCCTGGCAAGCCGATCTGCTGGTGGAGATGTCCAAGGCGTACATGGCCGAAGCGGCGACCGCGCGTCAGCACGACGCCAAACCGCCGACGAAAGAAGCAGCTGCGATGTGGCGGCATGTGCGCAACACCCTGGCTGAAAGGTCGTGGGACAAGGTAAAACCACTGGAGGAAAAGCGTAATGTCCATCGTAAGTGATATCGAAATCAGACTTCGAGCGGACATCGCCCGGCTTCAGCAGGATATGACCCAAGCGCGCCGCAGCGTCACGTCGGCCGTCAATGACATCAAAAGCACCCTTGCGGGCATGGCGGCCGGCTTCAGCCTGGCCGCCCTCGCGCATGAGGTGGTCAACGCACAGCGCGAGTTCGACAAGCTCAATTCGTCCTTGGTTACTGCCACCGGCTCGACGCGGGCCGCCGGCCAGGCGTTCACGGCGCTGCAGGATTTCGCAGCAAAAACTCCATTCAGTCTGAAAGAGGTTACAGAAGGTTTTCTGAAACTGCGCAATCTTGGCCTCACCCCGTCGGAGCGCGCGCTCATGTCGTACGGTAACACTGCGGCGGGCATGGGAAAAAGCCTCGACCAGCTGGTGGAGGCGGTAGCGGACGCGGCCGGCGGCGAGTTTGAGCGGCTTAAAGAATTTGGCATCAAATCCAAGCAGCAGGGCGATCTGGTCGCGTTCACGTTCCAAGGCACCACCACCAAGGTGCGGAATAACGCCAACGCGATCGAAGAGTACCTAATGCGGATCGGCGAGGTGAATTTTGCCGGCGGCATGGAACGCCAGGCGGCCACCCTCGACGGCGCGCTGTCGTCGCTGGGGGACCAGTGGAGCCAAACCCTGGTGGCGTTCTCGCAAAGCGGGTTCGGCGATGTCGTCGCGGGCAGCGTCATGGCGCTGTCCGGCGCGCTGGGCGACCTGGCCGAGATGTTCAAGGCGGTGCGCGGCGTGGCGGCAGAAGAGGGCCAGAAGGTGCAGGAAATCGGGCCGATGCACTCCGCGCTCACCACGTTTTTTGAGACCATCGTCACGCTGGGCACGAACGTGGCTTACGTGCTCAAGACGATCGGCAAGGACATCGGCGCTTTCGCCGCGCAGGCGGCGATCCTGTTCGACGGTGGTATCAAGGGCTTGACGGACGGCTCCACCCTGAAAGCGATTCAGGAGATCGGGCGGCAGCGGGTGGCCGAGGCCCAGCGCGAGCGCGAAGAGGTGGACGCCACGAGCGAACGCATTTTGTCGGCCGCCGCCACCGCGCAGGCCGCGCGCCTGAAGGAAGCGGCCGACCGCGAGAAAGACCACAAGGACCGTCTCGAGCAGTACAAGGTGCAAGGCGAGACGGCAAAGACTGCCAGCGCGGAAGAGATCAAGGCCGCCGAGAAGCGGGCCAAGGCGTACGCGGATTTCAGCAAGACGGTCGACCAGCGGCTCGAGCAGACCGCGCGCGAGGCAGCCGGCCTTGCACCGCTGAACGAGGCGCAGAAGCTCGAAGCGGACCTAAAGGAGAAGCTGGCCGAGAAGACGCTGGTGCTCACCGCGGCGCAGGAGAAATCGCTGCGTGGCCGCATCGCCGAGGTGCAGGCGAACATCGCGTCGAACGAGTCGCGCGAAGCGTACAACCGGATGATGGAAAAATCCGGCGACCTGGAACGCGAGTTCGACAAGATCCGCCAGGATGCGCTCGACACCGCCACTCGCGAAACTGAGACGAACGAAGAGGCGGTGCGCACCTACGGCATGGCGGCATCGGCGATCGCCCGGCTGGAGCTCGCGCGGCTGCAGGATCAGAAAGCGCAGGCGGTCTCCAACGGCTTGACGTTGAAGGACATCGAGAACCTCGAGAAGGTGATCGCGCTGAAGGAACGCAGCGTTGAAGCCCTGGCGAATCGTGAACAGCTGGAGCAGGCGAAGGGCTTCTGGGACGACATCGAGCGCACCGCGCACGACACTTTCGTGTCGATCGCCGACGGCGGCAAGGACGCCTTCCAGCGACTGAAGGACACCGCGAAAAATACGTTCTTCGAATGGCTGTACCAACAGACCTTGAAGAAATGGATTATCAACATCCAGACGAACACTACCGCCAACGGCGGGCCGCTCGAGGCGCTGAAGGGCCTCTTCGGTCCGAGCACCATCGGCAGCACCGGTTCTTCCGGCGCCGCCGGCGGGTCAATGCTGTCCGGCGGCATCGTCGGTGCGATCGTCGCCGGCATGGCTGCGAACAACAAATTCTACGACCAGGGCTGGCGCATGGATGGCCAGCTGGGCGACATCCTCAAATCGCAGTTTGCGAGCATGTTCAAGGGTAACGGCCTGGCGCCGCTCACCACGATCATGTCGGCCAGCGCTGGCTCGTTCGACAAGCTGCTGACCGGGCTGGGCGTTAACGCGAAACTCGCATCGATGCTGTCCGGCTCGTCCACCCTGGCTCGTGCGTTCGGCCGCAAGGCGCCCGAGATTACCGCCCAAGGGCTGCAGGGCACGTTC